ACCTTTATCAAGACCTCCTTCTAAGGGAACACCCGAATCGAGTAGGGGAGGGCCTGGGTCTCCTCTCTTAACTGGTATAGAGGGGGAAGGACTTGTTATAGCTAACGATTACGCCCCAGGTACGAGTAGATCAAAGCACTTAGCACTAGGTCAATATGAGGATGCGGGTATTACGATGTCACCTCGCCAGATAAAGCACCTAGATGAAACCCCCACACCTGATAGCAGGGGTGCTATTAATAAATACACAACTTTAAAATCACCTGCAAATAAAAGTATTAGTTTAAATGATAGTCCTGCTATTGATTCTATAGTTTTCGATAGTGGAAATGGTAGTATAATGAAACTTACTAGTACGCCTGGGGGGGACACCATGGCTGGAGCAGGTATGGGTGTTCCAGATAGAGCTTTCTTGGTTGATACACAGGGACCCCAAAGATTAGTTAGTCATTCTCAAACAGATGTTGTTGTAGCTAAAGATGGGCGTGAGTTACAACTTCTAAATTTTGCAAATGATGTTGAGTGGGGAGATGATGTTAATCAGGGTAGTGTTAATATTCAAAGTAAGTGGAGGGATGTGAATGTATTAACATTGGGGGGCGCAGGAGCAGGAAGAATATTTATTCAATGCTTAGACCCAGAAGGAAAGAATACTGGACAAGTAATTCAGATAGAAACTAAAGGAACAGATGGAAGTATTATTATAAAAACTGTGGGAGATATTACTTTGAATGCAGAAGGAGGAAGTCTTAATATTAATGCAGATGAGGAGATTAGGATGAAGACTGGAAAGTTTAGTCTTGACTGTAATTCTATAGAAGTAAAATCAGAAGGAGTAATAAATATGGATGGAAGCGAGATTCATTTAGCAGGGGGTGGAGCTAACCCAACTCCTGTAGAGACCCCATCTGAGGAAAGTATCTATCAACCTAAAGGAATCACTACATATTAACGAGGATTGACAATGGCATCATTTGATCGAGAAATATTTTTAAAAGTTAAAGGAGAGACAGGGACTGGAACGCTCCAAGCCCTGGGGATGGCTTATGGTGTTCCTAGCTGTATGTTTAACATAGCTGGGAATGCATTAAGTTTATTGCCCTCTGGGGTATTGAGTGGCATATTATCTAAAGTAAATATCGGAAAATCTAAAGCTAAAGAAGTAGTTGCTGGAGTATTCAAGAAGCTTGGAATGAGTACGGGGGTATATGAGATTATTACTGAAGGGGGGATATTTACTTGGATTTCAGATACTTCCTGGATGGGGGTAGATAATGATAATAAGCAAGAAGGTGATAATTTAACTGGTTTGTTGGGGGCTATTGATTATGCTATTTCTGTTGGTACTGGTCTTTATCAAAATTATGAGGATATCCAAGATTTGATCGGCAGTGTAGAAGATTGTTTGGAGAAATTTAATACTTTAGAATCTTTTCAATCAGGGAATGCTGCTGACCCCAGAGCCACTTTAGACACTTCAGCGGCTGATGAATTATTTGATTCTATGTATGCTGGGGACAAGGAGACTCTTGCAAAGGCTATTGATTTTATTTCTAAGTGTGATGCTACTGCTGGTACTATTAATAACATTTTAGAGTCAAGAGCAGAGGATCCTTCTCTGGAACCGTGTTTCTTAGATTCTTCTGAGCTTGATCCCTTCCTTGATCAAACTACTTATACAAGATGTTCCTTAGAGGACCCTGAAGTTGGACGAGAAGAACAAGAAGTATTCAGACTTACTTACGGACCTCCTAAATCTTCTGCTGGTCAATATGTGTTAACCTCCGATGGACTTTATTACGATTCTCAGTCGGGCGGGTTGGATCCCGTATTCCTAGCTATTTCGGGAATAGTTCCTATTGGAGATCAGTGGAAGTATGATTATGATCCCAACCTAGGCGGCAAAGGTCAAACAGTCTCTATTAAGTCTCTAAACCAATTTACAGATAATATTTTTGATCCTAATAGAATTGATGATAGTAAAGGTCTGCAATTGTATTATGACGAGGATCACTTCCTTTCAGTACTGCAACAACAACGAAACAAACTAGTTTATGATTTGTCTGCCGATTTGCAGACTTTTATTGATGATGGAGAAGCCTTATCAGTTATACAAAACCAAAGGCAATTAATTATTTCTGAAATTGCTAATCACAATAGTAAGATAAATAGAAGAAAGAAACAAATTGAAGTAGCTATAAAGGCACCGCAGATTTATGGGGACTTAAGTGGGCCTAGGTTTGCTCCTGGAGAGGTGCCCATTAATGATTTTTCATACTTAGCTGACTATAACTTAGCAGTAGACTTTGAAAAACAGAATGCCTTGATTTTTAAGCAAGCAGATGTTGTAGGCATTGTTTTGCCTATTGATGCTAAGTTTGCCAAGACAAGTGCAAAACCCCCTTCTTTATCTATTGAACATTTAAATGTACCTACAGTAGGAAAAGGTTCTATTCTTTATTCTCCTTCGTCTGCAAATGCTGGAACTGTCCTATCCTTGAATGATCAGATTGTAAATACAGATTTGTTTGCGATATATAATTTTCTTGAGACCACTCTAGAATTACCTTCTTCAGTTGATTTCTCTGTAACAAACTGTGCTACTGAAAATATGTATAATAATGCTCAATTAGTGGGATCATCTAAAAGAACAGTATTTGTATCAGGTTTAAGCATTCCTTACCTTGAAGGTATTGTTAAGAACAAATCTACAGATACTGCTGCTGCCTCCGCTCTTGGATCCTACGCAAAGCTGCCTGACACCAAAGAGTTCCAAGATCTAACTTATTCGCCAAGTGGATTTACTATGGAATGTTGGGCTCACATTCCTGATATTATGGATGGGGGTATTGGGTGGCTTAGTTCTACAGCGTCCTCACTAACAAAAGTTCTTTTGGCTAGTGATAATGTTGGTGCTGCATCTGGGGCATCTGCTTTGGATCGCGTTGGAGCCGAGCGAGATTTAGATTTCTTGGAAAATAAAAGAGGTGAGCAGTTTGTCCGAGGAATGGTTTGCGGCTTTACTAGAGATAGGAGAATTACAGAGGCTGGGTATGGGTTAGGATTATCAGGGTATAGTAATAATAATTACGATAACGACCCAGCATCTTCGTTGAGTTTCTTTATAGCCCCAACTCAAGCTAGAGACTCTTCCTCTGCTTCTTGGATTAATAGCGATGATTGTCAAGACTTGGAAACCTTCCATAAGATGAAGGTAGATCTCTCTGCTACAGCCTTTGGGAGTGTGTCTTCCCAGTTTGTTCTTATTGATATAGCCTGTGATCCTACTACAAATACTATTAAGATGTTTGCTGATGGTTCGTTAGTTGCTACTTCATCTATATCAGCCGTATTCGGTGTCGATATAGGAATCCCGCCCAATCTACCCTCCTTTAAGAAAGATAATAGCTTCCAGTACTCTTCTACTACGGTGGATGGTCCTACGGTACTTAAACAAGGACCGTTACTAAATACTTTCTATACTCCTTGGATAGTTGGGGGAGGCTATACAGATGGAATGTATAGATATGGGAATTTCTTGGGAGGAGATCGTGGGGGAATAACAAGTGGTCTTCGTGGTCACATAGGAAGCTTGAAATTTTACTCTAGAGCCCTAGATAATGCAGAAGTTTTAAAGAACTACAAAGCCCAACAAGGCTTCTTCAAGAATATTAAGATGTAATGGCAGCTAATCAAACAGTTTCAGTTTTTGGAAGTATACCTCCTAGGTATATGAAACAAGGACCAGTCTCCCACAGGCAGGAGGTCTACGGGTTATCTTTCCCTCTAGGATCTTCTCCAGGAGGAGGGTTCTTTTCAAAGCGGTCTGGTGTTGTTATGATTAGGGAAGCAGTTAAGCAGCTTCTTTTAACAGAGAGGGGGGAGCGAGTTATGCTTCCCAATTTTGGGTGCAATCTAAGAAAATATCTTTTCCAACCACTGGAGGAAGCTACTTTCGAATCAATCAAGAGAGAGATTCAATATTCATTTAAGAATTATATTGTAGGAGCCAAGATTGCAAAATTAGCTGTCTTTCCTTTAGGAGAAGCAGGACCAGCAGGGGGAAACTCACTTAAAGTAATCTTATCATTAAAATTAGATACTGCTGATTTAGAAACATTTGATGTTGAGGTAAATATATCATGAACTTTTCTGGAACTATTACATCGGACTTTATGAAGTTAGCAGAAGTCCCTGTAGTAAAGAGACCTTCTCTTATTAACTTTGCTGCTACCGATTTTCTTACTCTTAGGAATTCTCTAATTGATTATGCTAAGGCAGTTTATCCTAGAGATTATAAGTATTTTGTAGAATCTGATTTAGGAATGATGTTCCTAGAGCTTGTGGCTTACATGGGATCTGTTATGTCCATGAAAGCTGATATGCTTGCGAATGAGAACTTCTTAGCCACAGCCACACAGCGACCTAGTGTTAAAAAGCTTTTACAGCTAATCGGAATTCGTATGAAAGGTCCTCTTTCTTCGGCTGCTGATGCTAAACTTACTGCCACTCAGACAGTTGGATCCACTTTATTGATTGGGGCAGCAGACAGAACAATTGAAACTACATCTCCTGAAGATGGAGGAGCATTAACTTTTACTTTATATAAAGTTGTCAATGGTTTAGTGGATACGATAAATTCTGCTGGATCAATTACTCTTAATAATTCAGAAGGACAGGGATCTCCTGTAACAGTTTTTGAAAATGTGGTTTTACAAGAAGGAGCTTTAGTTAAAGATACAGGTAGCTTTGCTGCTACTGAGGGGGTAAAGACAATTAAGCTCACTAAGGGTCCTGTTGTAGAGGGCAGCGTTCAGGTATTTACTACTGGACCTAACTCTACCAAGAACGGAGCCTTTGTTGAAGTGCCTAATGTGTTCTTCGCTTCTGGATCTTCTGACAAGATTTTTGAAGTTATCTACGATGATGATTATTTGGCTACAGTGGTTTTTGGAGACGGCAGCGTTGGAGTATCACCAGACAATACCTCTAACTATTCTGTCTTTTATAGAGTTGGAGGAGGAACCCGAGGGAACATAGGGAAGAATACTATTAATAATAATATTTCTGTTCGTATTACTGGGGGCTCACCAACGGTGGATACTGTTTCAATAACAAACACTTCAAAAGGTACTGGAGGTGCAAATGCTGAGACTTTAGATCATGCTAAACGATTTGCTCCTTTAAACTTTAGAAGACAGGATCGCTTAGTGACCTTAGAGGATTATTCAGTGTTTGCTAACACCTTTATCAGTACTTTTGGAACTGTGGGTAAGGCTACTGCGGCAACCAGACAAGCATACTCTTCTGCTAATATAATTGACATTTATGTTCTAGAGAAAGCATCAGATTTACAGTTGCAACGAGCAACTACAAACTTTAAAACTCAATTACTAACTAATATAAACAAAAAGAAAATGGCAACTGATGATGTTGTTATTGTGGATGGTCTTATTAGAACTTTAGACTTAGTAACTACAATCCGAATTGATAGAGAAGAGGAAGAGAATCAGGATCAAATCAAAGCAAGAGTTAGAGATAAGATCTTGACCTACATGAATGTAGATAATCGTGAATTCGGAGAAGACTTTAATGTATCTGAAATGAATAGGCAAATCTTTGAAGTGGATGAGGTTAGGTATTCCACCATAGATAATGTTGAAAAAGATATTACAATTGATTTCAATGAAATTGTTCAACTGAATAATTTAACAATTAATATAGTATTATTAGATTAATGGGAGACAGTAAGTACACACCAAATCCTAGAAAATACTACAAGACAAACTTTGTAGATCTAGTGGAACTTATTACCCCTGAGGTGTATAGGACGGAGGATCTAACTCTAAGTGGGACTGAGATAAACCCTGTTTCCCAGGTAATAAATTCTCATATAAATGTTGCTGCAAACATTTCTAATGTCATACCTTTATCGGGGGTGGCTAATAGCCAAACTAGTGCTTTAGGAAATATCAGTGGAATATCTCAGTACTTCGTAAAACAAAATGGGTTGACTAAGATTAATCCTTTCTTATTTGAAAGTAAGATTTTGCTTCCCTTGGGAACCACTTTATCAAACTACGATACGAGCGCAGAGTTCACTACCTATTTGTCTGGGACTTTGCTTCCTATGATCATACCCCCGACTCTTACTGAGGTAAACCCACTTCAAGCTAACATAGGTACGCTCTCAGCGTTAACGGGGAATGTAAATGCTAGTAGTGTTCACAATTACTTAGTGGATAATTTGGGATGGATGTATTTCTTAAATACTTCCGCTGATGGAGGGTTAGATTATTCTCCATCGAGCTATGTTCTTAGCTCTTTAAATTCTTTATATTTAGGAAAGACTTTGGAGACTGTTGATGGTGTTAAAGGATTAACAGAGTATCTATGGAGAAATATCGAAACTTGTTCTTTCGGTGCATATATTCCTGTTGATTTTATTTCTGGAACAGCGGATGGTATTACGGAAGCTAGTGCGGGAATTCTTCCAACATATACTAGTGGAACCCAGAAACTTGATGCTCTTCAAACTTTAATGGATGTAGTTTATTCCCCTCTCTATATTGACGAGCAGGATTATACTGTTAAGTCTGCGTTTGATAATTATATTGATGCGTCATTAATGTTATCGAACAGAGTAGCTAAGGGACCTCATAGAAAGTTTACTAATCTTATGGGGTACGAGTTTGCTGATCTTACTAATGAAATTGAAAATATTGGTTTGATTTATGATATTGAAAATGTTAAAGATGAGTATATCCAGTACATAGCAGACCTTATTGGATTTAAACTTCGTGGTAATTCTCCTTCTAAGTGGAGACACCAACTACGATTAGCGTTAGATCTTTATAAGCAGTCAGGAACTTTAGGAGCTATTCAAGCAGCCATCAATGCGTTGATTGTTGATTCCGTTTTTGATGTCTCTGGTAAGGTGGATGAACTTTGGGAGTCTTATATTCCTCAATTGATTTGGTATGCCTTAGGAACAGAATCTCCGTTATTTAAAGACTTAAATACTTGGACTCCTGGATTAGCTGATCAAGCAGGAATTATTTCGTACAGCACTAGTAGTCTAGAAGAAAATATTAAAATAGTTATTGATAATATTCTGTTAGATTTATATAAAGCTTTCCCTGATAATTTCCTATTCCATGGACAGAAGTTTGCTGTACCTGAGTTATGGGAGCTTGATAGTAATGGATGCAAGACGAAACTGTATACTATTATTAATGAACCAAGAATGAAGCCGTTCCATATCCATACTTATAACAGTAATGGATATCAAGCTTACAAACAAGATGCTAAACTGTTTGGGGAGAGTAAGGCTTTTGAGGCTGCGACAGGGTTTGGTGCGTTAGGTTCTGGTGTGTACATGGCGGGGTCAGAACATCCAACTACGGGAGAGAGACCAACCTATCTTAAGCCAGAAGGAGATTTGAATTTCCTATTTACTTATAGAGATAAACAAAACTATCCTCTGCCTCCGTTTGAGGAAGTAAAATACTATAGAGATTCTACTGTCACTGCTGATCTGGTTGCTTTATTGGTAGAAAGACTTAAGTGTTTCAGAGTAAAAGATAGTTTTGCTGATGAGGTTGGTAATTATATTCTTAGTAGTGCAGTAACAGATGATTCAGACCTTGGTGCTTTGAATGAGATGCTAATGTTCTTCAGTTCAGTTCAGATTCCATCAAACTTTGATGATGTGATGCTGAGTATCTCCGACTATGAGAAGAACTTGTTGGGCTTGTGGAATGGAAAGTCCTCTCACCTCTTCATTAACTTTAAAGATACTGATTTTGATTTTGCTAAAACTACTTTAGAGGGTGATGGAAAGTATGCTTTGTATGAAGCAGCTAGAGTAGCAAGAGAGTTCTCTCCTGCTCATGCTATCACTAGAGTAAACCTAACTGCAAGTGCGGAAGATTCCCTTTCTACTTCAAGTACTAAGTGGGAATACTTAGGTTTTGATAAAGATGATAATAGAGCCTCCTATACTTCAGCCTCTGTTCTAGGAAACTTCGAGTATAGCGGAGTCTCGATGGGCACAGTTGCACCAGGAGATAATGATGGGCGAGGAGGATTAAATACATTTAAAAGAGGTGATGTTGATAATATTAGAGATTCCCTCCTAAATTCAACTACGAATGTTGCTGCTTTTTCAAATGTAGGAAGACGAGCCCTTAGGAGGCGCAACCTCAAGTACCTCCTCCCCCATGAAGGATACTACGATAGGACTGGATTCAATTCTCCTGTGAATTGGGATCTAGAAGCTCAGAATCCAAATTTATTCGCTTACACTGAGGATCTTGGAGGCTCACCTGGGCTAGATATGGGTGTGGCTCCTACAGGGGGAAGTTCCATTGATATTAAAGGAGAGTATTGGTACGGTAATCCAGGAAACTTAGGTACTTTTTCATCCACATTAGAAACAAATCCTTTTGGTGGACCCTCTTCTACGGATTTTAGTTCGACAGAGAGTGCCGGGGGTCGGGGAGCTATATTTGCATATGGACTTAATACACAGAGGAATCCTGTGTATAGGGCAGCTTATTATACTATATTCAGTTTTTATATTAAGAAGCCAGCAACAAATGCTTCTGATGAATTTAGATTAAACATTTACGATTATACTACAGACTTTTACTCTAATGAAGTTACCTTCGGGTGGAGTAATGGTGGGGCTGGTACTGTAGCAGTAGTAAGTGAAAGTACTTGGCCCGATATAAACTCAGGTTATGTGGAGGATGTGGGAAATGGTTGGTATAGATGTAGTATATCTACAAGCGGTTTAGGGGCGAGTGGCCCTGGAACAGATGACCCGCAGACTTTTGAAGGAGATAGAATACTCCCCTATTTCTATCTTCAGATTGGCGGTCCAAAACACTTATATATATCTTCTCCTCAACTAGAGCAGAAGCTTATATCAAAAGGGGATAAACTCCCTAGCCCATATCAGGCAGTAGAAGGAGCCAGTCCCACTAATAATAACGATAGAGGAGAACTTACCTTAGGGTATGTGCCTTCAGCAGGAGAGTTCTATCCCATACTTGACCCCATCAACCCATCAGGGGTTTGGCATGAGTGTGAGAAGCTTGAGTCTACCAGTCAGTTCTCAGGAGTTTATACTAGCGCAACTTATCCTTATAGGGGATTAACTGCTCTTGGATCAAATAGCAAGATGCCAGAAGAGGGTTCAACCACCGCTAGGTATGTAGATAGAGGTCAGGTTCCTGAATTATATAACACCATGCATGAGCTATTCGAAGCTAAGGCTTATGATTATGCTAATGAACAAATTAATTTAAATACGGATGCTTATGCTGCTGATGCTTATTGGAAGAATAACAGACAAAGCTTTGCTAATGAAGCTATTGCTAGTGGCTTTGTTCTAAACTCTTTTGCTGACTATGAGAACTTTAGCTTCGGTACTGGATTGCAGAAGGCCCACAGAGACTATTGTAAGTATTTTGCTAAACATCCTTTGGGATTAACTGAGGCTGCTAAGACTGGAGGCAATATATTTGCTCAAGTGTTTGGTAAAGGTCTTTACAACTGTGATTTTGATCTGGCTGGATCCGCTGCAACTACCTTAGAAGGAAACTATATCGCATCTAGTATTGCTAGTGTGGTTCCTATTGCATACAATAGCGGGTCTGGGGTATTCAGTACCTGTGCTGTAGCGTTTTATGGAGATGGTATTGCTTCGGGAACTTACATTGCTTATGGCCCAGAGGAGTCCGTGCTTCCGCTAATTGGTACTTATAGATCCCCATTTAATGTAAACACAGGCCAAGCTTATCCTTACCAAGAGTATGGCGCAGAGTTTAGAAACCCCCATATTTTAAGTGGTATTGAGTTTGTTCAAACTTCGGGGGCACCTAACGCTAATCAGTTTAGTGTATTTAAATTAGATTCTTCTAAGGCTACCCCTGGAATGGAGAATGCTCTTATCAACAACAGCGTTATTAAGTGTAAGTCTCTTGGAGGGTTGCCAAGACTGCGCTTTGATTTGTCTTCATATGGAGATAGACCTAACCACTTTATTAAAGATCACAAATTTAAACTTAATGTAAAGTCCTTAGTTGCTGAAGAAAACTCTCCCATATTGGGAGGAGGTAAGTTAGGCGTATGGATTCATACTAAACCTAAGTACTTAGATGGGAATAAAAACTTACTTTCTTATACTGAGGATATTGGAAGTTCTCCTGGTTTAGATTTTCCTGCTGGAGATACGGCTGGGGTGTATTGGTATGGTAATGTGGACTATCTTCCTACTTTTTCTTCTATCCTTGAAACTAATCCGTTTGGTGGGCCTTCTAGTGTAGAACTTAGTGCAACTATTTCGGATGGAACAACACCAACTTTTTGGCCTTATCTATCAATTAAGTCTGAGGACGATATTGTTGCCGCTGGATATGAGTCAAGAACTAGAGAATTTAAATCAGGCGTAAAAACATCATTTACTTGGTATGTGAAGCGACCTTCAGAAAACAATGCAGCTTCTGCCTTTCTTATGAATATTTATGACAAAGATGTTCCTGACGAATCTCACGGCGCATATTTCCATTTCCCGAATGGGTATGATCAAGCAACTAGCGGAGTGCTAACATTGGCGGGTAGTTATACTGAGGATTTCCTTGTCCCTATTCTTGAGGATGTTGGGAATGGTTGGTATAGATGTGGTTTAGAGTTAAGTGGTCTTGGCCGTAGTCCAGGAGGAAATACTGTTGAGGGAGATGAGATGCTACCTATATTCTACATGGGAACTGAAGTGGATGATATATACTCCAGTGCCGAGGAGACTTCAGGGCAAACATTATGGATTTCTTCTCCCCAATTAGAGCAGTGGCCCATTGGAGCAACCCAGACCCTCCCTACTCCTTACGAAGCAGTAGTAGGCGATATACCTGACGCAATAACTCCTAATGGATACCTATGGTCTTGGACTCCAAATGGAAAGTGGGAAGTTGCAGAAGAAAGTACCCTATCTATCCCAGGAGTTAAGAACTCTCTAGCTCATATATATGATTTCCCAATCAAGATGCCTCCTCCTTCTGAGGAGGAATTCTGTTTAGGTAATACTTCGGATTCAAGTGAAGTTATAAATAATAATACTCTTAAGAATCTTAAGGATGAGTATTTTGAAAACTTTGAAATAGAATTTGATACTAGAAACTTTACTATACATAATAACTTTGAGTATCTTGATATTATTCCAATCGAGAATGATGTTTATGAGGTTACAGAACAAGTGAACATGGATGACACGAATTACATTGTGGAAGTCTTCTTTATGCCCAACAATAACCCAGACAAGTACCTCCTAATTGATTCTATTGAACTTCAGGATGTCACCCAGAGAGAGAATACAGGTATTGGAACAGGTCATGGAGTGGAGACTAGCGGAATTCCTCTTAGACCTTTTGTAACAGAGGATAAGCTTTATTTAGATAAAAGCCAACTTAGAGATGTCTTAAAGTTCTATAATGGATTAGCGGGATTAGGTACGGGAATGTATGCTACTACTCTTGCTTCCAGAGAGGCTACAATTACATCAGGCACTTTAGAACTAAGTGGTGGTAGTAGATTGAATTATCGTATAGCCCCCGATTGGACTCCTGGAGTAACTAAACAAGCTAATCATAATAATTATGAAAATGTGGAGATAGATAACTGATGAGAGGCGAAGTAGAAATTTGGGATGGAGACAAACTTCTTCACAAGGAAAGTAACCTTCTTGTGAATGGGGCAGGAGAACTACTAGCTGACATTATGACAGTCTCTCCTTCCTTGTCAGGTATTGAAGATCACGCTACCTCCTCTATTCTAGACGCTTCTAACTACACCATCCAAGCTATCTCCTTTGGTAAGGACGCATCTGCTTATCAGTACAATGCTCATGCTTTGAATAGTAGAAGGAATTTGCTTTACTATAGTACTCCCTCTGCTCAGGGGGATGATCCTAACGGACAAGTTTATTGGGATACAGCCTACACTGAAGTATGTTCGGCTCCTGAAATATTACCCCCTACTCAATATGAAAATGTTCCGTCTTCTATAGCCCATGCGCTATCTGTAACTGATATAAGTACTTCTGGAAACGGGTCACTGGCTTTAAGTTTTGGGAGTCCTTTGGGAGCCACCCCCTCCTGGTCAACAAGTGGGGGGCAAGATAATTGGTTTTGTTACTCAGTATACATAAAATCCCCAGTCCCCGATGAGCCTTTTCATCCCTATCCTCATACTAGTACCGCACCTAAAAATAGACCCCATATTAAACTTCAATTAGTTGGGGAGAATTATGATAATCTTGGTGGTTTTGCAAAAGCGAGAGCAAGTACAGATCCGTATCTCGCCAGTCCAGACTTTACTACCCCCTCTAGTGTTGGCATTGGATTTTATACAGATAATAGAGGAGAAGCTACTGGAGGCTATAGTATTGATTACTGGGATGAGGGAGCAGGTATAGAGGAAGCAGGAAATGGGTGGTATAAGGTTTGGACCTCTGTTTTAGCCCCTGTTTCAGGGTTGAGTGGGGTTAATATTAGTTTCATTCCTGCTGGATGGGAGGCTTCCCCTACTGGAGAAACTTCAGGTGGTATATATGCATATGGACAACAACTTGAGTTAGGTAGATGGCCCACATCCAGACAATTTAATAATCAAGGATATGAAGCTAATAATTGGGACCTTTCAGGTAGTGTACTAAATCGAGATCATAGTTCAGGAGCGGTCGAGGATAATGGAACAGTTAGAGTATTAAACGAACCCATACCCAATCCTAACTTACTTTTCTATACTGATGATCCTGGTGGGGCTCCTGGTTTAAGTTGGGTGGATCCTACAGATAAGAGTGGCGATTATTGGACACAAAATGGTACGACCTATGTTTGGAGTTTTTCTTCTATAAGTACCCAGACCGATCCTTTTGGTGGAACAAATGTTACAGAGCTTTCTTCAGTAGATGTAACACCGACTGCTTCTTTACCAATGATGGATACTATTCCCATCAGTGGAATAGCCTCCTTATCAGCAGGGAACACTTTAACTTGGAAAGAAGGTTATGATACTACCCTTAGCTGGTATGTAAAGAAACCTTCTTCTAATGCGGTTTCTTCGTTTGCTTTGCGCTTATATGACCGAGGAGGTCCTCCTCCTGGTGAGAATTCCTCCAATAAGATTGAATGGGAGTGGGCTGGAACTGTTCCTTCGCATAAGTCTTATGGACAAGATTTTCTAACTTATGGGCAAGAGGCTGTAGGTAGTGATTGGTATCGAATGCATATCACTGTTAGCGGATTCGGATTTGGTTCTCCTGATAATGGAGGAGAGACGGTAGAGGGAGATCCTATGCAGGTTTACATTATGATGGGTTCGGATAGCCCAACCCCAGGGGCAGAAAGAAGTGTTGCCACATCAAACAAAAGAATATGGCTCTCTTCTCCTCAAGTGGAACAGTGGCCTATTGGAACTAAAAATGGTCCTACAAAGTATAGGGCTGTAGCAGCAAATATTCCAACCTCCGTAGAAAATAATTTACTAACCTCCTCGTATGTTCCCACTAATTATCTTTCAAGTCCTCCCAATCCTGCTAGTACTAGAGTAGAGGATGGAAACACTGCTTTATTGGATACCTCTTCTTCTCTTAGTGGATTTAATATGGGACAAAACTTAAATGTTATTCCTTATAGAGAACAAGGTAGTCAACTTCCAAACTTCCTTAATTTATATCCAAACGATGCTGCTGGTTTATATTCTTCTTTTAATGTAAAGCATGGGCAGCAATTTTTAGATTGGAGGGCAGCTTTATATGGACCTACCATTTATAGTTTTAGTGCGATGGGTTCCATAGGTCCTCAAGCCTATTATCTTGGATGCTACCCAGAAGGCTCTAGTACAGGAGGATCTAATTGGGCTCTTGTGAGTTCTTTAGATAACTCTGCTGCTTACTTGCATGTTGATAACGGAACTGATCCCAACTTTGTCTCAGGAACCTACAACAGCATCATAAATGAAGCAAGTTCTATGGATGTGTCTGGGTTTGTTGGAAAGGTTTACGATGCTAAGAACAAAGTGGGTGTGGTATCTAATCCTAACTTGTTTGGTTATACTGTTGATACTGCGTTAGACCCACTAATTATCTTTAATTCTGATTTAACGGGTACAGTTTGGGCACCGTTTGCTGGTAATCATTTGGGGACATTTTCAAGTGTACTGTACACTAACCCTTTTGGTGGAGTTTCCTCTTTAATATTAAGCGCAAACGGAACCTCACCAACGGGTAGACAAGCCCTTTCCGTTGCCCCTGGTTATGCTAGGATTCCAGATTTTAGAGCAGATTCCGCTATCTGTTATAGTGTTTATGTAAAAGCACATGATAACCCCACTACATCAGCTACTTATTTTGAATTAGCTATTTATGACCAAGACGCTCCTCTTATATCATATTCAGAAGACTTTGAATTTATAGATGGTGTTCCTACAATTGATGGTACTCCTGCTGCCTCAAGTACTACTACAATTGAAGATGTAACCAATGGTTGGTATAGGTTGGGAATTACTGTGGAGGGACTTGCAAATACAGGAACTTCTGAAGGAGATAATATGGTGCCTATATTTTATATTGGAAATTCCAACAATGCCGCTGACTCAGATGTTTACAACAAAGAAATATATTGGTATGCCCCGCAATTAGAACAGCATCCCCTGTCTTATGGAATTACCCTACCCACCCAATACCAGCCTGTAATAGGGTATTCTCCAACAGTTGCAGAACAACAGGGAGAAGGAGGACTTCATGTATCAGGAGGTATAGATGCTACTAATTCAGGAACGGTTGAATATTCCATTACCGTAGGCTCAGGAGATGTGGGATATTCTAACCTGTATGGGGGTATATATAATATGGGGTTATGGACAATTGATATGGATGAAACACTTAAGGCAGGAAATACTCCCCCTTATTCGTTTGGACCCCTAAATAATCCTAGGAAATATAAACTGTTTTCTACGAAACATTTAACAAAGAACTTAGGCTTTATAGAAGATAACGGCACTAATGCAGGGGCGTTAAACTATACAGACCTAACTATTAAGTGGAGATTACACTTCCTATGAAAAATTTTACAGAAGAATTAGGGATTAACGGTCATCTGACCATCATTAAAAGATTTACTGATGGTCAGGAGGAAGTTGTATTTGATGATCACAACATTATTGTTTCGGGTATGGGTGTCGGTCTCACTTATATGTTTACTGGGTCAGGATCAAACTCAGTCCTTGATTATCAGATTGATAGATTCCAGGTAGGGGTATCTGGTCCTCCTACGGGTGGGGTTACGAGTGCTATCTATGAACTATCAGGGGCAGCCACTCTGGCCGAATACGGAGCAGGTAGTAACCTATTTATAGCAGTTAAAGACCAGATCACAAATACAACGATAACCTCTAATGCTGCTGCTCTTATTCCTGCTAATAAGATTACAAAAATTGCAGACGCTTCTGTTAGATATACGCTTGTTGTTGATGAGGAAGCTTGTAATAATATTACTAGAGATAGTAATGATGCTAATATCAATGAAGTAGGCTTATTAATGAAGAATCCAAAAGGGAGTGCCGCAGACCAACCTATCTTAGTAGCCTACAGAACCTTTAGTAATATACGAAAGACTAATGATTTTAGTCTCATTTTTAGATGGACCCTTAACTTCTAATGCCATTCAACAGAAATGATATTTATACCAGTAGTGGTAGTGTTATGCTATTCAACTCTTGGACTCCTTATGTATCCAAGTACGATACTAGCTCCTTTTACAACTGGGAGCAAGACAACTTACCTCTATATGATTTAGAGGAGCGCACCTACGAGAACTGGGAACAAGCTGGATTTGCTACTTCAGGGGTAACAGGGTTTGCTTTAACTGTTTCTGCTGATACCCCAGCCGCAACCTTACTTGCTAATAATAATATCTTTACGGATTTAAGTTCTTGTATTGCTGCTATTCCTAAAGTGGTTCGCTTCCCTGTTTTAATTGAAGTTGCAAATTTTGGAGATCTTGGAGACTTAGAGCTACATAATTTCCGAATTGAAGAGGGGGGTTCTATTGAGATTATTAATAGAAACTTTGGTAGAGTTTATAATGCATCTGGGGATTGTGAGGACACAGTACTTGCACCAACCTATAATGCCTCTCATGATCTCATGACTACTGTAAGCTCTTTGGATCTAAGCACTACTTACTTGGAGACTTGTTGTGTTCATATTAGCACTACTGTTTTGTCAGGGGCTGGTGATGCTAGAGTAAATAACCAAGGGTATTCATTCTTTTATCCAAAGCATATTTTAAGAAAAGCCCCTCTTACGGTCGCTTTCAAGTCTGCTGCTCCCTTTACGGGTACTTTAAATAAGTTCTCCTTTGCTCCTTATGAGAACATAAATAACACAGCCGATCTAACTAGAGGAACTATAGATGTTAGTGCAACTAATCAAGCCACTGATTTAACGATATATCGAGCAGGATTATCAGATCCTGAAAGACTATCTGTTGGTGGCAATACTTACTTTAACCGTTGCTCTAAGATCAGCATTAAGAACTGTGACGGCCCCATTTATATCAGAAACTTCTTTTCTGATGGAGAAAATACTCGCAAGTACGCTATTGAAGTGACAAACTCGGATGTTCTTCTGGAAAACTGCGCTGGAGTCAGGGCACAAGAAGCTGGATTTAAGTTCAATAACTCTAAAGTAACTCTTTCAAGATCCGCTGCTGCCTATAGAAACTATAACTTACTCACTACTACTACAAGACAAGCGGAGACTGGTTACGGATTCCACGCTGTTAATAGTGAAGTATTAGTAAGCTCCCTTCCAACTCCGCTTGACACAGCTTATGCTGGTGACACAGGAGGTTCGGGAGTTGATTGTAACATTATAGCTTCCAGAAACTATGCAGGGTTTGTTCTTGATAACTCTAAGCTAACGGGAGGGGTTCAGAGAGCGGTAGCTATACAGCCTTTGGACGGTAGCATCATTGGTTCGGAACTAAACACAGGCTATGGATTCCTTTTAAATAATTCAGAAATGGATATCAAAGGTCTTCTTGATGTATATGGAGATGATGTAGGTATTCAAGCTGACGGATCTAAAGTAACCTTCCAAAACTTGTGCATTGATGCTCATAGTAACGAGGCTATTAGGTGTAGAAACTCTGCTTTCCTTTTCGATTCCCCAGCCTCCCCGCTGGAGGCGGGACAGGATGATCGTAAACAATTAGATATGTCTGCTAATAGTCAGCACATTGACCTGATGAAGAATAGCTCCTTTGGTTTTGTAAGAAAAAATAATATTCCTACTACATATGGGAACACCAAGTTCAAAGTTTCTCATGGTGTTATTAAGTGGGATGGAGCTAACTACAGTCCCCTTCCCGCTTTATCTGTAAATGATGGATCTAATCTAGATTTACTTCATGCTTTTGTTGATGTAAATGGTGCAAGTGAAAACATAGCTGATGTTCCTTCTTATGGAAGAGCTATCAAGGCTACTGATAATTCTAAAGTAAGCTGCTTCGGTAGTGGATCAGGATGTACTTTTGTTTGGGGTCCAGCAGGATTTACTTATCAAGAAAAGATGGCAGGAATTTATGCTGATAAGGCTTCAGAAATTAACTTACATGGACCTACGGCCATTGGTCAGTTTGGTGTGGATGTTCTAGTAGAGAATAACTCTACACTTAACATAGAACCAGCAAGATCTAGAGATGCTTTTGGTTTAGAAGTAAGCGGGTTTGATTTAAGTTCTCAAGCAAACCATACTTCTGTTGAACTTCATTCTACTAGAGCTTGCTTGGTAGCTAATAAAAACTCTACGATCAATATGGCAGACTTAGGTGCTTTCCCAGCTAACTGGGGCAGGACCGCCGCAGGGACTGTATTGCTTGATGCTGGTTTTGATTATCCCATTAATACTTTTAATACTAGTGCTTATACTGGTTCTGGTTCTCTTCAATTCTACCCCAACCCTCAGGACACAACTTCTATAGGGGATCTCAACCTTGATGATTTGGTTACAGGAGTGCCTTTCACTGTTCCCAACTTTCCAGTGTTTACTACTCTAAACTACATTAATAGATTCTTTGCTACTGAGAATGTTATTAATACTCCATTGGTTCCCGCTAATATTGAAAATCTCACACAGGGAGGGATGTGCTTACGAGCTACACAAGATAGCGTTGTTAATGTTAAAAATGTTCATTTCCCTGTAGGAACTAACAATGGTCCTATGGATGGGCTTTATTATACTACTAGTGGAAATGCTTGCAGTAAGTTAATGATTTGGAATATAGCTGATAGTTCTAGACTAAACGCTTCCTTCCTTTCTGTTAGTGGTATGTGGCCTGGAAGTACCGATTATCATGGGCCTAGTTCAATTTATGCGTCTTCTAGGGATGGGGTCCTTGCTGGAAATGCTAATGAGGTTCCAGCGTCTGGAGCCCCAGTAAACACACCTGATACAGGGTCGCTAAGTGTGTTGGATGCATTTGGAGCAGGGAGTTCGGTATGGGTTATTCCCTCTGGTGTTAGTGTTAATAGCCCTTTCGATGCTTTCTATCCCATTTCTGGAATAGTTAATGATAAGACAGCGGTTTCTATGGCAGAGGCAGGAATTAATGTAAGTGGTACTACTACTTATAGATACGGAGCAGCAGCAAACACTAGCAATAACCAAGGTGTTTTCCGCATTTACTGGACTCCAAAACCAGGAGCCAAGATTCTTCAAACTGATTTAAGTGGATATCTTAAGGGAGCGTTTCCACACGCTGGGGACTTTAGCGGTGTTATAGGACCAGCTTACCAAACCTTTGCTCAAGGGTATAATTGTTCTGCTACCTTATCGGCTTTAGTTCCAACGGGAGAATTAAACGCTAGTGGAGATTACCCTGATCTACTAAAACTCAGCTATGATTCTGATGGGGATGAGGTCCCTGATCAACTTTGGACTTCTGGTTTTTACTACTGCTCTGAAATGGTAGAGGAGAACCCAACTCAGTGTATGCTAGATGAGTCGGCAGGAAGTACTTTTGCTAATTCTAAAAATGCAAGTGTTGGAATGTCAGGAAGACCTAGAAAAGTAACGCTTTACAGATCCAGAAGCAACCTCCCTGACAATAGGGGGTCTGAAGCTTATGTTGGAGACGCATCGGGCTCACTAGGATTTAAATCCTCTGCAATCTTTGATCTATCGAGGGATAACTAATGGCTGAACAAGTATATCAAGACAGTAACTATCGGTTTTCTGATCCGATTAGGTTTTTTAAAGCTAACGATCCTTATTACTTTGAGGTGGACAACATTCCCCTCAAGCAGCTTCAAGAAAATTGTTTATGGCTAAAAGATCAAGTTAGAAAAGACTCTTCTAAACTATTAGGAGTTAAGAGAGGTGATATAGATGAGCTTCGTCCTTATGCTACGGGAGGAGACAGAATACTTCGTGTTAATCCTGGACGGTATACCGCTAGAATTAATGATGCTTCTACTAAAACTCCGCTTGCATATCTAAATAAAGTTATGGGTACTGCTATTGGCGATGTGGATGCTTGGTCTACTGCACTCCCCAACCCAGGAAACTTTCCTAATGGAAAAAATGCTGTTCTTCAAGCAGCTTTAGATACTTTTAAACAAGCAGTCGCTCAAGAAGCTATGGGTATGACAGGTCTTGTGGAAAGAGCCTTTACTTGGCCTGTTATTAATTCAGATACCCCCATTGATCATGATGGAGTAAATGTAGTTGGATTGGCCTATGGTGACGATGATGTTAATATCCCAGGAGGAGGTGCAGCTTACTCACCTATGTTGGTTACACAAGCTCTTATCTGGGCCAAATCTCAAGGATCTGCTTCAGATGCTTATCTTCTTCCTAGTTTTGAAACTACTAACCCAAATAATGGTTGGGCTAAGTTCCCTAGAACAGAAAGTTATTTTATCAAAAGGTGGAGAGGAGTTTCTCGTCTAGCTATTGTTGATGTAGATGATGAGATTTCTATTGAAGTTCCTCAGTTTGATCCCGATGATTTTTCTTACACTGACTCAGGAGGAGGAACAACCCAAGTTACAGGAGTGGAAAGTAGGATTGATTTAGTCTTTATCTATAGTAAGCCTGTTGATTCAAGTGGAGTTAATATCTTAAAGCCTTCAGGTAAGGAAGGAATTACTAAGCCTACTCTTGGCATTGTGCGAGGAGCAGGGATTAAAACAAACTTCCAAGAAAGTTCTAATATTACCAAAGACTATCTTGATAATTTAAATGCTGATCATGGAATTCTTGCCCACCCAGGAGACCAGAAGAATATAAACATGGGGTTTACTTCCACTTCTGCTAATGATATTACACAAGATGTGAGGGGCTCTTTCCCCGCCCCTGATGATATCTTAAACATAGCCCCACTTATCTCTGAGAGATTAGAGGATAATGCATATGAGCTTGTTGGTCAGTCTATCCTTCCTGTAGCCTATGTGTGGGTTCAGAGTGGATCCCAAGTAGTTCTTAGTACAGATGTTATTGATATTAGACCCTTGTTCAGAACTGCTGAATTAGCATACAATGAACGGGCTGGTATCGGTGCTGCCTTCCCGCAACTATCCTTAGCTAACCCTGCTGTTGGTAAGGGTCAGTTAGACTATGAGATTAAACGAGCTTATGATAATATTCAAGGTCAGGTTGACACCTTAGCAGGACAATCAGATACGCAA